ACTGGGAGGGGTTCAACGACGAGACCAAGAAGAACAAGGAGTTCGAGAAGGGTCTCGACGAGAAGGTGATGCGGTCACGCGGCAAGGTGACCGCGCTGGGTCGGGCGATGGGTGGCCGGTTGGCCGACGGGACCGGGGAAGGGTTCCAGGACCGGATTACCCGGTTGTTGACGCCGATGTTTCGTGATGCCGGATTTGGTGACCGGGCCGAGGCGATGGGTAAGCAGGCTGGGGAGGTCTGGGCCGATAACTTTGTCAGGTCTGGGTCGAAAGAGTTCGATGCGGAACGGCTGTTCGCCACAGTGATCCGGCAACAGCATGAGTTCGAGACCAAGTGGCGAGCCTCCTTCGATCGCACCGGGAAAGACATCAGCAATCTTGTCACTGGTGCCCGCACCGACTTGTCGAAGATGAAGACCGCACTCGGTGACGCCGGAGACGCAGTTGGTGATCTGGATACGATCACGTCGTCGTTCACGTTCAACTTCCGCCAGGGCTGGCAGAAGATAAACCCACCGCTAAAGGAAGGCGAGCGTCGCATCGACCGGGTAGGGGACGTGATCGGCCGGTCGTTCGGGAAGGGCTCTCGTAACGACTTTCTCAACTTCGTAGGCTCCGTCATCGGCGGCGGGACCAAGGGTCTGCTCGGGTTGACGAAGGTGGTTACCGATGCCGGTAAGGGTCTGTTCAGGATGGCGACCGGGTTCGGCAAGAACGCTGAGGAGGCTCAGTCGTTCTCGCAGAAGTTCGCCACCGTGCTCGGGGAGATGGGTGGATTCGCGGCCAGGTCTGGGCCGGTGGTGATCGGCATCGTGACCGCACTGGTGGAGATCATCGGACCGGCCGCCTCTCTGATCTCGACACTTGCCGGGGCGATCACCGCCCTGGCCGCATCAGTGGCGTACGCGCTCGGGGCCGGACTCGGTGTGTTCGCGGGTCTGCTGCCGATCGTCGCCACCGGGATCGCTGGGATTGCGCTGGCGATCAAAGGGCTGCCGAAGAAGCAGGTCGGCGAACTGTTCGCACCGATGAAGAAAGATTTGGAGGACTTGCAGAAGACGCTCGGCAAGGACCTGTTCGCCGGGATCAAGGCGGCGATGCCGGGGATCAAGACGGCATTCAAGGAGATGAGTCCGGTCATCGAGGATGTCGGTGACTCGTTCGCGTTCGTCGGCGCCCAGATTGGATACCTGTTGGGCAGTGCCGACTTCCGGCAGTTCGCTAAGGTGCTCGGAGAGCAACTCACCAACACGCTCAACGAACTGTCCACCGCCTTTGTCCAGGTGTTCCGGGGATTCATGGGCGTGGCGCGGCAGGCGATGCCACTGGCGGAGGACTTCGCCGGATGGATCGCCTCCATCGCCACTGAGTTCGGTGACTGGGCCAACTCGGTGGAAGGCCAGAAATGGCTGGCGGACTTCTTCGACGATGCTGCTGACTCGGCCAAATCCATCGGCGGGTTCTTGAAGTCGATCTGGGACTTCCTCGGACCGATCCTGTCTTCGGGTCGGGAGACCGGCGACACGATCATCGACAAGATGGCGGATGCGATCGAGCGGGCCGCGAAGTGGTTGGAGTCCCCGGCCGGGCAGAAGGCGTTGAAGCAGTGGTTCGAGGATGCGAAGAATGTCGCGTTCGCCATCGGCGACATCATCAAGTCCGTCATCCATTTCATCGACGTGTTGGACACCCCGGAGAACCGGAAGAAGGTGCAGAAGTTCTTCCAGGCGATCGCGTGGATCATCAACTTCGTCGCCGACCACTGGAACGTGGTCAACTTCTTCTTCAAGTGGCTGACCCCGATCGGACAGGCTATTCAGGCGTTCAAGTTCCTGCGATTCGCATTGGGAAAGATCATCGACGCCTTCAACTTGCTGCGCGAGAAGGGTGGTCAGGCGATCAAGTTCGTCCGCGACAAGTTCGGTGATCTCCGAGACTGGGTGAAAGACAAGTTCGACGACATCAAGGACAAGATCAAGAGTGCCGCCCAGTGGCTCATCGACAAGTTCGAGAACGCCTGGGAGTGGTTCCGGGGCAAGTTGGCGGACGTGGCCGGTTGGGTGCGTGACAAGTTCGGCGACATCAAGGACAAGATCGCTGACGCAGCGTCGTGGGTGAAGACGAAGTTCTCGGCCGCCTGGGACTGGCTGCGTGGTGCTGCCGCCAACATCGCATCCGACGTGAAAACCAAGTTGGGTGACATCATCGACTGGTTCCGTGACTTGCCGGACAAGATTCGTGGCTACGCCACCTCGCTGTACAACGCCGGGAACACGCTCGGCAGCAACATCATCGACGGTCTCCGTAACGGCATCAGCAAGGTCGGCGGGCTTGCGTCCTCTATCGGCAGCACGGTCGCCAACGCGGTCAAGGACGCGCTCAACGACCTGCTCGACCTGCCGCTCGATGTGCACCTGGACCCACCGGGTCCGTTGGGGCCATGGGACTTCACGGTGATCCCACGGTTTGCCTCCGGTGGGGTGTTCAACAAGCCGACGCTGGCGATGGTGGGTGAGTCCGGGCCAGAAGCAGTGGTGCCGATGGCGCGGAGTCTGGCCCAGGTGGACCCATCGGTACGGCAGTTGTCGGCGGTAGCGCAAGGCATCCCCGGACCTCCCGGTGCAGCCGCGATGGTGACGGTGCCAACCGGCAAGACGGTCGATGTTGGCAGTATCACCATCATCACTCCCACCGAGGACCCGAGGGCGGTGGCCGCTGAGACAGTGAGCCGCATCGTGGCCGCTACATATTTCTGATTTACGGCGTAAAGGAGCGTCATGGCCTGGATCGGGTATTTTGAGTTCAATGGTGAGGAAATCGTCAATGCATCCCGCACCGAGGCGTACGCGAAAGCGGCCGGGGTGGGTTGGTTCCGACCCGTCTACGGCAACGACGCGATCGGTCCGATCATGGGTGACCGGTACGACTCGCCGATGCAGGATGATGCCCCCTGGACCGATCCGGACAACCTCGATACCTACGACTTCTGGGGCTGCTACCCGCTGGATGTGACCGGGATCGAGGATGCCACTACGTCGGCGAGTGTCACCGAGTCCACTTTGGACGGCGGCGTGGTCGGCCGTGCCCGTCGTACCACAAAGGCGGTCGTGTTCAGCCTGTTGCTGGTCGGGATGAGCGAATGTGGGGTGGAGGCGGGGTTCCGATGGCTGAAATCGGCACTCGGTGGGAACCCGTGCGAAGGACAAGGCCAGTCGTCATGCGCTGGCAACGACTTGTGCTACTTCTCCTGTGAGCCGTGCATCGACTGGGAGCACTGTGACGACCCGTCCGATGCGGACGGCTGTCTGGCCCGCTACTTCCGGTCACTGCGGAAGATGGGTGTCACCACTGGTCCCACCGTCACCGGGAAACGGGTGATGGTCGACGGCGGCTGTTCATGGACGGTGACGGTGACGATGGTCGCCGGGAACCCATACGAGTACAGCGGTGAACGGCGGCTCATCAAGAACTTCATGAAGACCGGAGTGACGAACCCGTACGTGCCGTCGGCACCGACGAAGAACGGGACTCCGTACCCGTACGACATGACCGGTCACATCGAGACCGAGCAGCGATGCCCGACCAGGGTGTACGTGCCGTTGGAGGACCCGGACTGTCCAGCCACCATATTGCCGCCGAACGTACCGTCGAACGTGCGGCTGTCTTGTTTCACCTTCCCGGTCAATTACACCCGCCGGTCGTTCGTGATCCCACCAGAGGTGGTGCCGCTGTGGACCGATGTGGTGCCGTACCTGGTGGTGAAGGCTAAGAGCGAGGTGCGGAGTCTGCGGCTACGGTTCTATCCTGATGTGCTGGGTCGGCTGAATCCAAAGGACGATCCGTGCGCCTACTGCGGTGACATCGTGTTCTCCTACATCCCGCCGAACTCGACGCTGGTGTTCGACGGTGCCGACGAGACGGTGTACGTGGAACGTGGTGGTGGGGTGCGGCAGCGTGCCGACACGATCGTGTTCGACTCTGATGGCGGCCCGTTCGACTGGCCGCAGTTGACCTGCGGCTACGCCTACATCGTTGCGCTCGACATGCCGAAATCGCAGGACGACGATCTTCCGGTGGTCGACTTCTCGCTGTACGCCAAGGTCGCCTAGATGTCTGAGACTCCGTTCTTCGAGCCGGTCCCGTTGGAGGCGGACGGTGGTACTCCATTTCGTCCGACGACACCGACGAACCTGCGATTGAACGACAAGAAGGCCGTCGACAACCAGGCCACCAAGTCGAAGGGCAACTTGAAGATCACCGCCGACACCCGCGATCCGCAGGGGAAAGATGTCCGCATCCATGTCTGCATCGACGTGGTGGCGCCTGGCAACCCGTACCGGCAAGGACAGGCGAAGTGCCGGTTTCGCTCCAACTGGCGCAACACCCCCGACAAGGGCCTCGCCACCTGCACGGTGTTCCTGACCGGGCTTTCCCAGAACACCAGGTACATCATCCACGTCTGGGCCGAAGACAAGGATGGCCGTCAGTCGGTTCGGTTCAACTCGACTTCGTTCTGGACGAACCGGTTTCCGACCGAGCCGAGGTTGCAGACTCCGCACAACAACTATCAGTTCGACGCTGACACGCCAATGTGGTTCACCTGGATACATCAAGACCCAGACCCGCAGGATGACCAGGCGAAGTTTCAACTGCGCTATCGCACTGTCGGGTCAGGTGGGGCGAAGGGTCAGTGGCATACGGTCACCGTCGACAACGGCAAGGATGCGAAGAAACAGCAGTGGCAAGCACCTGCGAAGCGGTTCAAAGGCAACACGTTCTACGAGTGGACAGTACGGACCGCCGATGAGACCTCCGGTCGATACGGCGACTGGGCCGATCCGCCGTTCTCGTTCTTCGCCACCGGACTCACCCAGCCGCCGCTGCTGCTGGAACCGATTCGCAACACCGCCGTCGACTGCTCACAGGGCATCCTGTTCGACTGGCAGTTCCGTGACCCAACTCGTACCGATCGGCAGGTGCGGGCTGACATCCGATGGCGGGCAGTGGACCGGGACGCGAATCCGGATGCGGACGAGCCACCGTACTGGAATGTCCGCTACGGTGCCACCGATCCGGGCACTCCCGGCACCCACACGTTCTGGACGCTGCCTGTGGGAACGTTCACCGGTCCCGGCTATCGGTACGAATGGCAGGTCCGTACCTATGACTCGACGGTCGGCCAGCCGTCGGACTGGTCGTCTTCGGCGTTCTTCTACACGGTGAAGGCTCCGGGTGGGGCGATCCCGATCCCACCGGTGCTGGACCCCAACTTCATTCAGGGCTCACTCGGCTGCGGGAAGTACCGGGTGTGTCTGTACGACCAGGGTGGAGAGGTGTACCGGGGCGAGATTCAGCCGATCTCGTCGTTGCAGTTCGGGCGGCTACGTGACGACATCTCCACTGCGCTGGTACAGACCATCGGATTCGGTGAGGACTGTGGCACGATGTTGCGCCGGATCAGGTCATGGATGCACGAACTGGTGGTCTTCCGGGACGGGGTACGGGTGTGGGAGGGGCCGATCACCCGGATCGCCTACACCCGTGACTCGGTGGAGTTCGAAGCGAAGGATTGCATGGCGTACCTGTACCGGCGGATCATGCGGCAGGGCTACAACGACGGGTTCGGTGGGCTCCCCGGTCCCGGCAAGAAGGTGCTCGGCGGGGAGACCCCGCACGGTCGCAGCGTGGTGTTCCGGGCCTATCAGATCGCGTTGAACGCACTCGCCTACCATGACCCAAATCTGTTGCCGTACATCACCGCGCTCATCTACGACAACGATGCCCACCAGTCCCGCAACGTGCCCGACTACTCGCAGACCGCGTGGCAGCAGATCGACGACCTGGCCGCGAACGCAGGCTTGGACTATGTGACGGTCGGCCGCCGGATCATCTTCAACGACACCCATCGGCCGATCGGGCGACTGCCGATGATGACCGACGGTGACTTCTCCGACCCGCCGATCGTGACCGAGTACGGGATGCAGTTGTGCACTTACTCGGCGGTCACCAACAACACCGGTGTGTGGGCGGCGATCGACAAGGTGACGGACCGGAACCGGTACAAGCACGACCGGCACGGCAAGGTTGTTCATGATGCGGCCGGGAATCCGGTGCAGAATCCTGACTTCAACGACTGGTATGGGCCGGTGGAGATGGTGGCGTCGTCGTATTCGGAGACGGAGAAGTCGACCGACACCATGTTGAAGCAGGCGAAGCGCAATGTGGCGCACCGGTGGCCGACTCCGCTGGTGGTACGGGTGCCGGACAACTCGACGTTGAATCCGGATGTGAATCTCGGGTTCCAGCAGTTGATCCCTGGGGTGTGGATTCCTTTACTCAGTAAAGCGACGCTGCGTGAGGTGAGGCAGTGGCAGAAGTTGGACTCGGTGACGGTGACGTTCAGTGGTGGCGTTGAGGCGGTGGCGGTGGTGATGTCTCCGGCTCCGAACGGGGGGGCTGACCCGGACGCGGAGAGCATCGAGGAGAGCGAGGAATAGTCGCGAATGGGTGCTTCTGGGCAAACCAACTGGCGTATCGCTCAGTCGTTCTACGACTGGTCGATGGACATGGAGAAGCGGCTCATGCACGAGGAGCGGCGCAAGCCTGCTCCACCGGACGGCCACACCTACGTGGATGGACTGGGAGCCTGGTCACAGCGGGTGTACGACTGGAACGACCCAGCCCCACAGATGAACGGATTCTGGTTCTCCCAGCCGGGAGCGATCAACTCACCCGATCCGGCGAACTCCACCTACTATCTCGGCCACACCGAGGTCGATGAGAACGGCGACGGTATCCAGCGAGTGACCGCGTACCGACCACCTGACCTGGCTGACGGCACCCCGGTGGACGAGCCGATGCAGTGGCCGCAGCCCACTTACATGCGCCGGTTCTACTTCGACGAGGACGCCGGGATGTCGGTGTTCTCGGACTGGGAGATCGAATCCGGTGGTGGCGCGGTCACTCAGGTGCTCCGCAATGTCGGAGTTTCGACCCGGACCACGAGCACGAACAACAGCACCAGTCCGTACGTGATTTTGTCGTTCCTGCTGCCACCAGAGATGTGTGTGGTTGGGAAACGGTTCCGCATCACCGGGTTCTGCAACATTGAGCCGGACTCGACCGGTATCTGGACGAACCTGTCGATCCGGGTCGGCGTCACGGCCGCCTCGTCAACTAGCGGCTCTTCAGTCGCTGAACAGATCGTCGACCATCGAGTCGCCAGTCGAACCGTGCAGGCATCGGCCGTTGGGGAGTGGACCTATGACCAGGCTGCCGGAGCAACGAACCAGCGGATCAACCTGATCGGGGTGCCGAACAACGGTGGGTCGTTCATCTCCGCTGATGCGTCCAGACCGGCCTGGCTGCTTGTTGACGAGGTTGTCACCGAGGCGATTGGTGCCGTCTCCACCGACAGTGGCGGTGGCGGTCCAGCCACCCCCACCGGTCCAGCCGGTGGTGATTTGACCGGTACCTATCCGAACCCGCAGGTCGGCGACAACGCGATCACCAGCGCGAAGATCGCCGACGGTAGCGTCACCGCCGCCGATCTTGCGCCTGGCACCATCCCAGCGAGCCTTCCCCCGTCTGGCCCAGCCGGTGGCAGCCTGACTGGGACATACCCGAATCCGACGATTGCAGCAGGTGCAGTCGGTTCCGCACAGATCGCTGATGGATCGGTGAGTGTGGCCGATACCGACCCTGCTTTCACTCTGGACGCACTTGCCAGCCAGCATCCAGCCACCGGCCCAGTGTCGGTCAACGGCCAGAAGGTCACCGATCTGGCTGCTCCAACGAATCCGACCGACGCGGCGAACAAGGGCTATGTGGATGCGGCGGCACAGGGCCTGGATGCGAAAGCCTCGGTGAAGGCTGCCAGTACGGGGAACATCGTCGTCAGTCCTCCGCAGACTCTTTCCACCTTGGACGGAGTGACCGTCACGAACAGCGACCGGGTGCTGTTGAAGAACCAGGCCAACCCGGCCGAGAACGGCATCTACTACGTCGACCCTGGCGACTCTAAGGTCTACCGAGCCACAGACATGAACACCTGGGGTGAGGTGCCGTCTGCGTACGTGTGGGTGGAGCAGGGCACCGTCAACGCCGATACCGGCTGGGTGTGCACGTCCGACCAGGGTGGCACGTTGGGCACCACCCCGGTCACCTGGGTGCAGTTCGGAGGGGCAGCCTCCTACACCGCCGGTCCCGGCCTGCAACTGACCGGGAGCCAGTTCTCGATCGCCCCAGGTGGGGTGACCTCGGCAATGGTCGCCGACGGCGCCATCACTGACACTGATGTGGCACCAGCGAACAAGGACGGTGCGGCCGCTACCCCCAGTCTGCGGACTCTTGGTACGGGGGCGCAGCAGGCAGCCGCCGGAAACGATCCTCGTTTCACCGATTCGCGTCCCCCGTCGGGTGCGGCGGGCGGCGACCTCACCGGGACGTACCCGAATCCGACCATTGGGCCTGGGAAGGTACTCACCACGTCGCTAGCCGATGATGCTGTCACGTCGGCGAAGATCAAGGACGGCACCATCACCAGCGCCGACCTCGCTCCTGGCACGATTCCGGCACCACCGACGAGCCTGCCGCCATCTGGCCCTGCTGGTGGCTCACTGACCGGCAACTATCCCAACCCGACGATCAAGTCGAATGCCATCGGGTCGTCGATGATCGTGGATGGCAGCATCACCGCCGCTGACCTGGCAGCCGGCGTGATCCCGACGACGCTTCCGCCGTCCGGTCCGGCTGGCGGGGTGCTGGACGGTACCTACCCGAACCCCGGCATCAAAGACGGCGCGGTCACCGCCGCCGACATCGCGCCGGGGGTGATCCCGGCACCGCTGACGACGGTCGGCTACGACTACACCGTGTTTCCGACGACTCGGTTGGTGTTCGTGGAGCCGCTGTCGGCAGTGGAGACGGCACCAGGTGAGATGACGGTGGACAGCCATGCGTCCGGATTGGGCTCGGTGAAGGACGAAGGCTCCCTGGTCAACAGCGAGCCGGTGCTCGCACTCAACTTCATCGGCGACGGGGTGACCGCCACCCGTGACGACACTCAGGCCGATCAGGTCAACGTCACCGTCACTGGCCCCGACCAGGAGGTCGAGGACGAAGGCGACAATATCGCCGTCGACCCGAAGATCACCTGGAACTTCGTCGGTGATGGCGTGACGGTGACACCTACGCCCGGTATTGACGACGGGGCAGGGGTCACGGTAACGATCCCTGGTGGCGGTGCCACTGGCGGCCCACCCACTGGTCCGGCAGGTGGCGATCTCACTGGCACCTATCCGAACCCGGAGATTGGGCTGGGCGCAGTCGGCACCAATGAGATCGCCACGGGGGCGGTCAACGGCAGCAAACTCGCCAACGGTGCGGTCACGCTCGGCAAGATCGCCACCGATGCAGTCACAACGCTTCAGATCGTGGATGGCACGATCCAGGGCGGTGATCTGGCGACTGGTGCTGTCGGTACCGGGCAGATCGCCGACGTGGCTGTCACTACGGCGAAACTCGCAGATGGCGCGGTGTCGTCTAGCAAGATTCTTGACGGCACTGTCCAGGCCGTCGATGTGGCGGCGGCAAACAAGGACGGGACTGCCGCCACTCCATCCATGCGGACCCTCGGGACAGGTTCCCAGCAGGCGGCAGCCGGTGACGACGCCCGGTTCACCGATGCCCGCACACCGACCGGTCCTGCAGGCGGCGACCTGGCAGGCACCTACCCGAACCCGACCATCGGGGCCGGGAAGGTGACGAGCACGGCCATCGCCGACGGCACCATCCAGGCTGGCGACATCGCTGCCGGGGTGATCCCCACGGTTCCGACCAGCCTGCCGCCGTCGGGTCCTGCCGGGGGGTCGCTGACCGGCACCTACCCGAACCCGACCCTCGGCGTCGGCGTCGTCGGTTCAAACGAGTTGGCGACCGGGGCTGTGACGGCGGTCAAACTCGGCAACAACGCGGTCACGTCGGCGAAGATTCTGGACGCGACCATCGTGGACACTGATGTGGCGGCGGCGAACAAAGACGGAGCCGCTGCCACACCTTCGATGCGGACCCTTGGCACCGGGGCACAGCAGGCGGCAGCCGGAAATCACACTCACCCCGCTACGGGTGGGCCACCGACCGGGCCTGCTGGTGGATCGCTGTCCGGTACCTACCCAGACCCGTCGTTGGCGGCGAACAGTGTCGGAGCGAGCCAGGTCACCGACGGCAGCATCGGTACCGCAGAGTTGGCGGACGGTGCGGTCACGTCTGTCAAGATCGCCGACGGCACGGTGGCTGTCACCGATCTTGCGGCGGCGGTGGCGCTGGCGCTCACCCCGGTCGGCACGATCATCGCCTACGCCCCAGCGACCGGTACCCCGGCCGGATGGCTCACCTGTGACGGCTCGGTCTGCCCGCCCCAGTACACCGCGCTGATCGCGCTGCTCGGCACCACCTACGGGTCGACGCCCGGGACGCTGCCGGACCTGCGGGCCAGGTTCCCGTTCGGGGCGGGCACGTTCCCCAACGCTGGCGCGTTCGCAGCAGGGCAGACGGTCGGGGCGGACCAGCGGGCGCTGACGGCTGGCAACCTGCCGACACACACCCATGCGATGGGGCACACCCACCCGATCAGCAGCCGTGAAACCGGGCCGGGATCGCAGAATAATCTGGTGACGAACGCGGGTGGTGCCGGGACCACGCACGGCGACAACACTGCTGTGGGCGCGACCACCACCACCTTCACCGGCGACGGTCCCGGCACGAGTGCGCCGTTCTTCACGCTGCCGCCCGGCCTCGCGGTCCGGTACCTGATCTACGCCGGACTGTAGGTGCTGCTGACGTTCGGCCTCGGCTTCGTCGCCGGGGTGTGCCTGTGTGTGCTGCTTTTCCTGTCCTGGTGGAACGGCGGCTGAGGGGTCTACGCTGAGCCCAGATCGACGGCCGGTCCCTTTACGCCGTAAAGAGGACAGGAGCCCAGACCGGGAAGATCGGTGATAGCAGATGTCCCGCTGCGGCTGTGCAAGCGCACTGTGCACGTGCACGATCCAGTCCGGTAGCGCCAATGTCACTGTCGGGGGCCTTGGTTCCGCATCGAATCCGTACGTCATCCAGGTCGACCAGCCGAAGATCACTGCCGGTTCCGGGATCAGCGTGTCCGGTGCCGGTACCTCCGGGAACCCGTTCGTCATCACTGCGACTGGTCCAGCGGCGACGATGACGATCAACACCTACACCTCATCTGGCACCTGGACGAAGCCGTCCGGCAAGACCTATGCCCGTGTCACCGTGATCGGTGGCGGTGGTGGTGGTGGTTCTGGACGCCGGGGTGCGGTGTCGTCACAGCGCGGTGGCGGCGGCGGTGGTGCCGGTGGTGGCCGTTCGGTGATCGAGTTCGACCTGGCGAATCTGTCGGCGACTGAACCGTATGTGGTCGGCGCGCAGGCTGCCGGTGGGGCAGCGGTGACTGCCAATGACACCAACGGGAGCCCTGGCACGGCTGGGAACCAGTCGTCGTTCGGAACCGGCGCACATCAGGTGGTCGCATCTGGCGGTGGTGGCGGTGCCGGTGGTGTTGCCGGGGCTGGCGCTGCCGGTGGAACAGCGCCTGCGGTCAGCATGACTGCTGGAACAGCAGGTGGTGCTGGCGGGCTCGCACCGTCGGTGCCTACGTCGTCGAACACCGCTGGGCCTACTTCGGGTGGTGGTGGTGCCGGGATCGGGACTGGGAACGCCGGGGAGTCTGGTGGGAATGCACAGGCCAGCGGGGTGCTAGGGATCACCGGCGCGGCTGGTGGTGCTGGTTCTGCGAACGGAGCCACCGGAACTGCCCATGCGTCCGGTGTTGGCGGTGGTGGCGGCGGTGGTGGCTCGAACGGGACCCTCGGTGGTGCCGGTGGTACGGGCGGACTCGCCGGTGGCGGTGGTGGTGGCGGTGCGGCGTCACTGAACGGCAACGCCTCGGGGACCGGTGGTGCTGGTGCCCGTGGCGCAGTGATCGTCGTCGTGTGGTGAAGGAGGACGGATGAGCCCGAACTGCTGTGGCGGTGCCTCTTGTGCCTGCAAGTTCGTCGAAGGTAACGGGATCACCATCACTGGGTCCGGGTCGAGCCAGGACCCGTTCCTCATCACTGCATCGAACACGGTGACACCGGTCGACAACTCGACGTTCGATGTGAACCTGACCCCGGTGGTGATTCCCGGCGGCGGCACCGAGTACCGGCTCGAAGTGAAATACGCCCCGACTGCGAAACTCGACGACATCCCGGATGTGCAGGCACCTGCTCCGACGAACGGTCAAGTGCTCGGCTGGGACAACTCTCTACAACGGTGGACGCCACGTCCACCGACGACAGCGGCAGCCGGGTCGGTCTCGCATGACACGTCGCTGACCGGGGACGGCTCCGTCGGCACCCCGCTGGGGGTGCAGGTGAACCCGGCCCGTGGGCTGGGGGTGGCGACTGCCGGGCTCGGGTTGACTGACACGTCGATGCGGCAGTTGGTGCGGACGTTCACCGATGCTTCTGCTCGGTCGGCGATGGACCCGACGCCGGTGCTGAACGAGTTGACGATGCTGGACTCGAACCCCGGCAACATCGACTACTGGACCGGTTCACAGTGGCTGTCGATCCAGAACAATCTGGTCGGGCGTCTGCTGTCGACGGAGTTCCTGCAACTGTCGGGGCCGTGGAACGGCGTCAGTCAGTTGACGCACCTGATGAAGAACGTGGTCACTGCGACTGATGCCACAGGTCTGTTCGAGGTGCTGGCGGCAACCGATCTGACCGGCCGGGGTGGCGTGTTGACGGTGCAGTTCACTCCGGCTGGGATCGACCCATCCACGGCGACACCGTGGATGGCGGCGGTGTTCCCATCGGCTACCGGGGACTCGGTGAACGCGATGGCATGGTCGGGCGTGGACGGGTCGGCGTTGGCGTCGCTACCGGTGATCGGTGTGGTCGACGCCTGGGTCTACTGACTCTTCTTCTTGTCATTCTTCTCGTCGGTGTCGTCGTCTTTCATCACGTCTGGGTCGACGATTCCGCCGGAGCGGGCGTCGTCACCAGCGTTGGTGTCGGTGGTGTCGTCGGGCTGTTCAGGCTGAGTTTCGGTCATGATTCGTCTGTACCCTCTTCGTCCTCGTCGAACACGGCCAGCACCTCATCGAATGGATACGGCTGGTTGGAGTCGGCTCGAACGTCGGACACGAAGGTGACAACCAGTCCGTCGCCGGTGTCGTCGATCTGGCTGATCCGGTCGTCGTCGAAGGCTCGCAGGACCATGGTGAGCCATCTCGCGGTGGCTGCGTCGAAGGTGACTTCGCGGTGGCGCCCGTACCCGTCGCGCTCACCGGTGACCCGGTAGAAGTTGTCGTGCTCGGCGTAGGTGTCAACCTGGGCGATAAGTTGCTTTGCGGCGTTTGGGAGTGGCACGGCTGCCCCTTTCTGCTTGGTCAAACAGTGCCAGTTGGTCGGGTGGGTTGTCAGGTCCGTGAAGCCGGTGTCGGATTTCGTCGGCCATCTGTGTGAACAGCAGTCTGGCGTCCTCAGACAGTTCCGGGTTCGCGGCGGCTTCGTCGAACAGTTTGGCCGCCTGTTTCAACGTGGGCTGTCGTTCCAGGGCGAGCCGGATACGCTCGATCTTCTTCCGATGCTCACGTCCCCACCGGTCGGCGTCGGAGTGGTCCTCTTCAATCGGCCCGGCCTCCCGGCAGGAACACTTCCCTCGCCAGCAGGAACCGACGGTGACAACGGTGACGACGTGCTGCTTCATGGTGCTCTCCTTACAAGGTTTAGGACGGTTTATCCGATCTGGATAAAGTGCGGGTCTGCCCTCCGATCCCGCTGGTCGTGGCACATTACCCACTGCCCACCAGTCCACGGCTCCCACTGTTTACGGCGTAAAGCCGATGTCTTTCACCAGTTCTGCTACCAGGTCCGGCGACACGCCGGTGAGGATGGCGGTGCCGTCGATGACGAGGTGGACGCCGGTGAGCCAGACCAGGGCTTCACGAGCACGAGGATTCGTTTCGGTATGCGGGTTGGAGACGGCGAACGTAACGGTGCCACCGGGTTCCCCATCGACGGTGAAGTCAAGGGTGACGGGGGTGCCGCCTTCGTACAGCGCCAGGATGGCCTGAGCAGAGTTGTCGGTGTGCAGGAGTTCCAGGTCACCGGTGGTCGGGATCAGCAGATGATGCGGCATCGTCTTCGGTCTCTCGGCAAGGACAAGGACAGGGTGCGCGCCCCTTCACTTGAGCCTGCGGATATCGAGTTTCTCGTAGGACTTCCGGTCGTACTCGACGTGGCCCGCGTTGACGTGGGTCCACCTGACGGTGAACTCTCCGGTGGAGCCGGTGATGCCGGACAAGTTCGCCTTCGCCTCGTCCTTCAACTGTCGCCCGCGCTTCTCCAACTGGATGCCCTCCTGGTACATGTCCACGGCGGCCAGCACGGTGTCGTCGCTCAGCAGTCCTTCCACGTCGGTGTCGAGAGCCCGGCACGTCTTGTAGAACCCACACACCGCCTGGCACATCTCACGCGGCGGCTCTTTCCGGGCTTCCTCGTTGTTTACGAAACTGTAACTCACTTCGTCGAGCCACCAGGTCGCCTGCTGCACCACTTCGCTGTCGTACTGCTCGGCGTGGACGTACAGGTCGGTGTAGTCACCGGCTCGGTCGATCCACACGTTCGCCACCACCACGTCGGCCAGGTCGATGTGCGGCTCGAACAGTCCTTTGGCGTGACAGGCGAGGGCGTAGACGTGGCGCTGGAACTGTTGCTGTTGCGAGGGTCCGGTCCGGCGTGGAGCGGACAGTCCTCGGGCGGACTTGAAGTCGATGACGATGCCGGAGGGACGCACCAGATCGGGGTGTCCGGGAACGTGGTAGTCGTGCTGGTCACCGTGCAACACGGCTTCGACTTCGGGCTGGATGATGGCGTCCGGCCACCAGATGGAGCAGGCACGTTCGAGATGGTCGCCGAGTGCGGTGCCGATGAACGCCTTCGTGTAGTCCTCATGGTCGGGGGTCATCTTCGCCAACATGCGACGGGTGCGTTCGGAGCACCAGCCGAGGTCGGAGATACCGACTTTGAACGCACGGGACTGAAGAGACCGTTCAGACTCACCGGAGTATGCCTGCAATGCGGCTTTCACGTCGTCGGCGACCTGGTGTTCGTAGTCGTTCATGGCCCGTTCGGGGGCGGCTTCGGTCAGGTTGAGTTCGGTCATCACTAGTACAACTCCGTGAGCAGTAGGTCGATGTGGAACATGGCGTCGGCGACGAGATCGGTGAGCAGGTCTTCCAGGTTGTCGCCGGTCACTACATCGAAGGTGGCGAGGGTGACGGTCATGTCGTTGCGGAGCCGGTGCTCGATTTCGCGTTGCCGGTTCCGGGCCAGCACCTCTTTGCTCCGGTCCGGGCTGTCGGTCATGGCTTCGCCGCCTTCCGGTTCCGGATGTCATCGAGAGCCTTCTCGGTGGCTTCGGGAGTGTCGATCTGTCGGTCAAACTGCGGACCGTCAGCAGGAGGGCTATCCTCCGCAGCCTGCTGGGGTGCAGGAGCAACTTCGGTGGCACCCAGGCTGTCCTTCAGCGCCTGGGCCGCCTCGTCGCTCAGCGGGGCGTCTGTGGCTTCCTGTGGGGTGGCGGCTTCCATCCCTTTCGGGGTGACAAGGGTGGTTTTGACGACTTCACGGGTGGAGCCGTTGTCGTACAGCGACAACCCGAACTGGGAACCGAGGTTGATGGCGCACCGTTTCAGCGCATCAGAGGCAGCCTGCTTGATCGCGTTGTCATGCAGGTCGCCGTAGTTGACCGATCCGGTGGCGGAGCCGACAGAGGATTCGGAGAACCGGCAGATTTCCCGGCCACGCCCGTCCCGGAGCACCAGTCGCAGGGTGACCTGCCAGGCGCATTCGATGCCGTCTTTCTCCCGGTCCCCGGAACCGATCTTGACGGCCCGTTCGAACACCGGCTGGGCCTCGGTCACCTCGGCGTCGAAGTTGCCGAACCCGAAGGTGCGGAGCAGATGTGCCCGCACGTCCCAGGCTTCCAGGTAGGACAGGTCTTTGCCGCCTTGGCTGCGCTTGGCGATCCGGTGTGGGCGGATCGGAGACATCAGTGCGGCGTACTGCTGGGGGGTGATGTGGCCTCGGTCGCTGGTCATGGTTGCTCCGTTCGATGGGTTTACGCAGTAAAGCAGGGAGGGCGGACAGTTCCTGACTGCTTTCTCCCCGTCATTCTACCAGTTTCTCGCCTACTTATGGTACTGTAATGGGCATGTTGCTGGACCTTTCCTCTGCGCCATCCGACCCTATCGAGCGGCTGATGTGGCTGTCCGGGGTGAAAGAGCAGGTCGCCAAAGAGATGGACGCACAGTGGTCAGAGGCGTACTTCCGCGCCAGGTTCACCGGGCGGCTCGACGCTGCCGTCAGGCTCGGCCTGCACGGGCGGAAACGGATCATGGCGTACACCCGTGCCGCCAACGAGGCCAAGGGCCGCACCGTCCGATGGGGTGACGGGCAGACGTAGCCAACGCCCACCCCGGCGTTCTACCCAACGAGCACACTTCGGCCACTCCTTCTGCCGCATCCAACGGGCGATCGGGGCCGCCTCCACCACGAACCCGCCCTGCACTCGTACCCCGAAAGTGGCGTACGGCAGCGACACCCACAGCCATCCCGCGTCATGTTTCACGTGAAACCTCGTCTCTTCGGTAAGGGGGAGGGAGGGACGAGTTACCATCGCCCCTCCCTCGGCGCTTACTCTTTGCGGCGGAGGTAGCCGACTGCTGCGGCGACCACCATGATGAGCAGGCACAGTCCGGCCCAGCACAGACCGATCAGCACCACCCACTGCCAGAAACTCATCGGTGTTCCCCGGCGTACGGCTCATACTCGATGTAGAGGTAGCCGACGCGACCCTCATAGGCGACCGCCGACTCGGTATCGGCAGGGTCCAGCCGGTGTGTACGACACCAGGCTTCGTAGGCTTCCTCCTCCTTGCGCTGGCTGGTGACCTCCCATGGGGTCAACGTTCGTCGGTGGCTCATGACGACTCCTTCGCAGACTCAGGGATGGGGCGGAGTTCCTGCCAGTCGGTGTCGGCCACATCGAGTTGGAACACGGTCGGTCCATCTGCGCCGGTCATCTTCGCCAGCACCCTCACCCGGTGGTGCAGCACCGGGGCATGGTCGACGTTGTGACCCCACAGCAGGATGGAGAGGACGTTGACCCCATCCGGGTCGAGGTTGACCTCCAACCTGGGGATGCTGGTCTGCCGGTTGAAACGGTGCCGCTTCGCCCGCTTCGCCAACTCGACCAGATCATCCCGACTGCACATGCGTATGTCTTCACTCATCGGTTGCTCCTCATCTCAGGTCTTCCATCACTTGATCCCATTGCGAAGGCCGCCACAGTCGGTAGTAGTCACCGAGCGCACTCCCCCACACTGCCTGCTCTGTTGCTACCCGGCCCTTGTCGGACTTCAACTCCACCAGCAGCACCCGGCCGTCACGGGCCAGGATCAGGTCGGGTGCGCCCCGATGCCCTTCCAATGCGGTACGCCAGCCCTTGTCGGTACGGGCTGGCCGGTAGTGGGCCACCAGCCAGCCGCGCAGCATGGCGTAGTCGATGACGCGGGACTTGAAGGCGTCCTCACTCATCGACGTGCGGGTCCAGTCCGATTCCACGGTTCAGCATCTCCTGCAATCTGATGGTGGCTTCCAGGACGGCCATCATGGTGCCTTCCACGAAGAAGTCCTGGTCGGCACAGCCGTTCGGCTCGACCACCCTTCCTTCATTCACCAGGTCGATCAATGGACGAGGTTCCGGTCCTGGCTTACCTGATGAGCGCATTGACCTTATCCCGATGTAAAAGAGGTTTGTCCAAATCTCCCTTAAGGTATGGCGCGATGAGTATCTGTCGGTGAACGGTAACCTTCTCTCCGTTCTCATCGAGTTCACGGTACGGCTGGTTGCGCCAGTGCGACCGCACCACCCAATGGTGCTGCCACTCCACATGGGTCTCCCCGTCGGACCGGGCGACATCGGCGTACCGGCGCAGGTTGATGACGGTGATCGGCTTCACCGGCACATGTGCCCTGGTCATTCGCCTGCGGGCTGGACGAGACGGTTCGTCGACCAGTCGGGATGCGATCGACTGTTGGCAGAGCCGCCACAGGCAGACGATGAACGCCGCCATCGGGGACCGGACAATCTCTGGGTCCTTTCCCATCGCCAAGTCGTCGATCGGCTGATCGGACGACATCAGCATGGTGTAGGAGCCGTCATCGTTGTCTTCCGTCGTCCATTTCACCTGCGCATCGAACGGGAGTGGGGTCTCGAACGAGATGCCTCTGGGCAACTTGTGGTGGAGGTCCATCTCGAACACATGATTGATGGAGAGCACCGGTAGCCGATTCAGGAACTCTTGTCGGTAGTGCATTTTCGCCCACTGGTTCACCCAGTCGCTTTCGTTGTTCTTGTGGGTGAAGTGCCAGATGCGGACCTTTCCGGAGGCGACGTGCCACATGAGGCAGTCCACCGACATTGTTTTTCGTCGAATGTCGATTTGCCGAAACGGCTCAGCCAGCCACATGAATCCGACGTTGGAGGGCAGATCGTGTGGCAGTAGGTCTTCGTCCGGCATGGCGGGAGCGACTTCGTTGGCGAGCCGGACCATCTGCGGAGCCACGTAGAAGTTCTCGGAGTCTCGCAGTACGTCGAGCATGTAGTCGATTTCGGCGTTGGGATCGTCGGTGTTCGTGAAAGTGGGCGCCCAGACCGCTTTGAACTCAGAGTTGATCTCGGACTCCATCCAGAACCCGAACATGTCGCGGAAGAATGTCGCTGCCATGTCTTCGGCCAGCAGAGTCTTCATATGGACCACATCTTCGGCTGCTCTCGTCATCGTTCACCTCCTCGTGTGACTGCGATTTCCCATAGATGGAACGTGGTCTGGTGCACGTTGACGTACTCGTCTCCCGGGGGCAGCAGCATCGCCATCGTCACATCGGGTGGGGCGAACAGGTAACGAGCGTCGACGATCTCGTCCCAGGTCGGATACCGCCCTGGCATCGGCCGACCGTTGGGTCCGAGCACGTTGGTGCGGTGACTGATCGACAGATGCCAGCCTGGTGGTTCGTGGGAGAGGAACACCGACAGGTGCCCGTCGTCGGTTTCACGCTGCCACACCCGAACGCCGTCACCGACAACGGCTGCGGTCTCAGCGTTGGAGACTTCCTGCCAGCGCCGGATTCGTTGTTCAGTCATCGGTGACCTCCCACTCCTCCCACGTTCGTTTTTCATCGAGATTCCACTCCGGGTGTTCGAGCGCGGTAGACGCGACCGCCTCCGTCGCGGTGAAGATGTCCGAGCCAGCCAGGAGGAGTTGCGTTGTCAGCCACTGGCGGTAGGTGTAGGTCTGCTCAGTCATCGGTGGTGACCTCCCCGCACGAGCAGCGCAGGTCGCCGGAACGAACCACCCCGCCCGCGCTCATCGGGTCCGGCAGGTACTCGACCTTCCACTCGTGGACATGTGCGTCACCCTCGATAGGTTCGGCCTCGGGCGATGCGGCCAACGGGAGAGCCAGATAGTCATGATCCAGTAAGCCGAACACGACGGACTCGGCCCACCGGTTGTCGCCACCGCGAGATCGGAGGAAACGGTAGAGCGAATCAGCATCCAGTTCGGCGATGTTGGCGCTGGCCCAGTTGTCGCCGTCTTTGGCGCGAACATAGAAGCCGGTTGAGTTGTGCCGGTCTCGACGTGCTGGGTCCACCCGGAAGGGGGTGCCGTTCTCGGTGTCAGTCATCAGTGTCCTCTACGACAACGACGAACGCTTCCGGGTGTACCCCGAACGGGTCGTCAGGGTAGAGGTCGATGAAACAGTCGCATCGCCATTCAGGGCAGCGGGTTCGGCCAGGCTCGGCATAGGGGCATTGGAAGTCGTCGGGTTGTTGTTCAGGCATCGACATTTCCTTCGTACGGATTCTGTACTGGAACGGCTGGCCTTGGCGGTGTCGGGGAGTCGCACCAGCGGGCTGCCTCGAAGGCTGCCCCGGCTTTGTAGCCGATCTCCCACGCTTTGGCCATCGCATGTTCGAGGGTGGGGATGGCTTCCAATTCTTCGATACGTTCCAGCGCAGCATCGAACAGGTTCTCGTGGTGACCACAGCCGATCTGCCACCACCAGTTGTCGTCATGCTCGTAGGCGGTGACGAACTCCATCAACGGTGCAGTCGGTGCTTTCGGGTCATGGGCCATCGCCTCGACGGCCGGGGTCGCCGCCTGTTCAATCATGGCCGACCACCAGACCGACGAGGTAGCCGACGGTGAGCATGGCGACGGCGACGGCCCAGTAGCCGCCGATGGCGACCACCAGCGCAGCGGCGATCACGTAGCCGTGGTAGAGGCCCGGCCAGTCGAGCGGTCTCATCACAGGATCACCACCAGGAAGGTGGTGACTCCGGCGACAATGAGGACGAGGAGGCTGCATCCGCAGCCGCAGCAGTTGACTCCGGGCATCAGCGGACCCTCATTCGGCCGATCATCTTCGCTTGCGCGATCTCGATGTGCAGACGTGCCAGTGCGGTCGCGTTTGCCATTCCGTCGGCGGTGCCGAGTTGGGCACTCTCCACCAGATCGGCGAGTTCGCAGGCCCGGTCGATGTGGACGTGCGCAACCCAGGTCACACAGGACTCGGGGGCGTCTTTCTTGACTTGCGATTTCATGGTTGCTCCGTTTACTCCGTAAAGCGGTAGGTGCCGTCACAGCCGTGCAGTCGTGGGCCCCACGAGGTGGTGAGCGGTACCAGTTCTGGTTGTTTCGTCCACTGGCTGAGTATCCAGCCGATGGACTGGGCGGGGGTTGCGTGCACCTGTTGGTGGCAGGTGGCACACAGCCAGACGATGTTGCAGCAGCAGTGCTGGTGCCTGTCTTGGACTCGTCGGGACCGTCGGTGGTGGGCGTGCCCGACAGGGGTGGGCACGCCGCACCGTTCGCACCGGTGGTGGGCACGGTGTCGCACCCTGGTGCGAGTCTCAGCGGGGATGTCGTTGCTCATGGTCGCCGACCACCCGCAGGCGACGGGCGTCGGTCTTGGCCTTGTAGTAGCGGTTGGCATGCGGATACCCGGTCCACTGGCCAGTCTTGGTGACGCACCATTGTCCGACGGGTGCACCGCACCAGTCGCAGTAGTAGCGGAGTTCGGCTTCCTCGAATGCGGACAGGTCGGAGCGGCTCACCATTGGCCTTCGGTGGCGAGGGCGAACGCCCGGTAGTTGCCGTAGGCGACGTTCAACTCGATCTTGTGCTCCAGTGACAGGTTGTTGATGTCCCACTCGGCCTGCTGGGCGGCGTCGAACAGTTCTCGGCTGATCGGCCAGCAGTGTGCTCTGTGGGTGTCGCCGGGTTCTCCGGTGGGTTCGATGATCGAGTAGGCCATGCCGTACATGTAGCCGTTGTCGAGGGCGTCGATGAGCCGGGGCACCGTGTACTCGTCCCATTCCTTGGCGGTGCATCCGGCGGCTTTCTCGATGGGCTCGAACTCGGCGAGGGTGTGGCAGTGGCCGAAGATGACGAGCAGGTCGCCTGCCCCGGCGTCCCAGAACCGCACCCAGTCCGATCCCCAGGTGAGGCTCTTTTGTTCGTCGGTGAGGATGGCGTTGGCTTTGGCGGTCTGCTGTTGTTGCCAGTCGACCAGTTCTTCGAACGAGTCGAACTCTTTGAACTCTGTCATGGTTGCTCCGTCTTTACGCCGTAAAAATAGGTCTGGTTCCGATTTCCGAGATACCTCTAGTTTACCACACTTCATCCACTAATCACACCTGCCATCCCATTAGAGGGTGGCTTCGTGCATCGCCAGATCAAACCCGTGGCTGCCCCCGTCTGCCCATTCCGGCACCCACGACGGCTCCCCCAGTGTGCCCCGGCGCAGATGTGTCGGTGCGATCTTGCGTTCGTCCCGCCGGGTCGCCTGCCACTCCAACCGTTGCCATGGCGGACCCTTCCCCTTCGGCACCAGCGACACCTGATAGTCCAGCCAGCGTGCCCACCTCGACGACCCGATGGCACGGATTTCCCGCATCCCCTTCTCCCCCCACGGCGCATGATGTTCCAGCCAGATCGCCAGGTTGTGCTCTTCCCGCAGTTTGTCCAACGGCTTCTGCACCCCGAACGCCTGCTCCTCCCAGGACCGGTCCAACCCGTCGTACGCCTTGTAGATGGGAAAGATGCACAACAGGTCCGGCTCGGTCCGTTCCACCACGTTCCGCAACAGCACCCGGTCGTTCTTGTCGCCAAGATGGATGCCGGACGGTTTGTGCCAGATGTAGGACCGCAGGTTGTCGGTCGCCCACAGGCCGTCCATCTGGTCGACCTGGCGGCGGAAGTCACGCCTGGCTACCGCTGCCGGGTTCTCCAAGTCGACGAGTAGCGTCGTCATCGGCGGCACCTGTTCGGTGGCGCAGAACGGGTGCCGTCCCGCCGACAGCAGCAGCGCCACCTGTCGGGTGAACACCGATTTCCCAGCCTTCTCCGGGGCCACGATCATCAGCCGTTCCTGTCGTTCCAGCAGTCCGGGGATCACCCATTCGTAGGCGGAGTCGGTGGCTTCCATGAACGCGCCGACGCCTGACAGTCCGTCGATGGGTCGCCAGCCCGGTTCAGCATGAGCGGCTTCCATCGCCGCCATGTACACGGCTTCGACCAACTCGGTTTTCTCGTCCAGGTCACGGTCGGAGTTGACGATCTGCTGCATCTTGATGACCGCCATCGACAGGTCGTTGTGTTGTCGGGTTTCGAGGACGGCGCGGGCGTAGGAGTCGGCGAGGATGCCGATGGCGGGGTAGGTGTCGGTGAGTTTCATCAGCCTGGTGAGGGCTTCGGTTTTGCCGTATTCGATGAGCAGGGTGCGGACCCTGGTGAGCAGCAGGTCGGCGTCGGTGATCTTGGGTTCGTGTTCCATCACCCAGCAGATCGCCACCCAGATGTGCCGGTTGGTGGCGTTGACGAGGTAGTCGTCGTCGACCCACCGGACGGTTTCGTACTGGGTGGGCTGGTAGAGGACGGCGGCGCAGAGCATCGCTTCGGGCAGGTAGAGGGGTTCGGTACGTTCCACGGCTGCTCCTGGGTTTACGGCGTAAAAAGGGAGTGACCGGGCAGAGTGCGGCTGCCCGGTCCAACGGTTCTACGGCTTGACGACGATGCTGTCCACGGTGTCCTTCACCCACTGTGGCCGTGCCTGGGGTGCCAGGTCGAGCAGCACTCTGTCGATGCCGTAGCCGAGCCAGGCACCAGCAGTGACGGCGACGGAGACCAGATGCTTGCACTGGTCCTCGAACACCTTGTGTGGGGCCAGCGCCATGTGGGCACGGCACGCCTCGGCGTAGAAGTCGGCGATGACCCGGCGGCCCCACTCATCAGCCAGTGCCTTGTCGGCGTCGAGCAGCAGGTACCACACGGTGTCTTCGCCTTTGCGGTTGGCGTAGATGGCGACACCCATCTGACGCAGCCAGCGTGCGGCGGACTGTCGAAGGACACCGGAGCCACCCGGCATCATGTAGGCGTACACGCCTTCGGCTTTGGTGGCGGCGTTCGCCAACTTTTCCAACATCTGTCGGGCATGGTCGCGGACTTGCGGTCCGGCGTTGACTTTCACCTTCATCGTTCGATCCCTTCTGGGGTGTCTGGGACGGTCTCGGTTCGGGCCACCCCGTCGATGAGTACCTCACGCAGTTCGGTGAGGGCTTGGTTCGCCAGCGAATACTGGCCGTCGTCACGGAGGTTGCCGATTTCGGTGAGGACGGCACGGATGTCACCGGCGATGTTCAGCGTGATCCGGCGCCATCGAGGAGTCGGATCAGGTACCTCTTGGTATGGCTGCAACGGTGGATGCCCGGCGGAGGTGAGTTCTTTGTTGATCTTTGCGATGTTGATCCGCTCGTCGGCTTCGTTGTCGGCGACGATTGCTTCGGCCAGGTTCGGTGACTGCCGGACGGCTTCGACGACGGCTTTCGGGTTGTTGGCGATGTCGGCGATCTTCGACTTCTCCGATTCGCCGTTGCCGTCTTCCTCGAACCAGGACCGGTTCGGGTAGTCGACATCGTGGTCGGCGTCGGCTGGGGTCAGCGTGTTGCTGGTGGGCAGCCCGTACTCGGGGGCCACTTTGTCCCACTTGCGGAGTGCGGCCCGGACACCGTGCGGTCCCATCCCGTACACCTTGCCGTTGGCGGCGGCTTTGATGAGTCTGGCGAACTCCTCGCCACTGACCTTGCCGCCGATCAAACGCGAATTCGCGTTTGATCGGCGGTCGCCGCCGCGCTCCTCGATCCGTACCGAGCAGGCGATCACGTAGGCGTTTCGCCATGCGCTCGCCAACCCGTCAGCAACAATCTCGGCGTTGCGTCTGATCTGTCGGTCTGTCATCTGCTTCCTTTCGTTGCTCCGTAAACGTGGCTGTGCCACCATTTCACTCTGGCTCGTCGGTGCGCACCAGCCTGACTACGCGGCCGGTGCTTCGCCTTCCGGGCTGTCTGCACGACCCACCTTGACGATGCTGCGGTGAATGTGTGCATGCTGCTGTTCCGACCAGTCGACCGAGGTGGCACGCAGCCAGTCGGCCGCGTCCTTTTTGGTCCGGAACAGGTACACCTGAACCTGTTGGTCCAGGTCGTCTGCGGTGCGGTCGTTCAACACGACCGCCCATCCTTCGTTGGTTGCCATGATGCTTGCTTCCTTTCGTTGCTGATCTTTACTGCGTAAACACGGCGGGTGCGACGAGGTGGTCTATGGGTCCGGTGCAGGCTCCCACCCGAATCGGTCCTTCATCATCTGAGCAAACGTCTGTTCCGCCCCCGCCCCGAGGGAGGAGGAGGAGGAGGAACGAAGTGACGACGACGACGACGACCGAGTGTTCCTACTGGTCTTGTTCCTACTGGTCTTGTTCTGTGGCTCACCAGCGAGCCCCTCGGGGGGATCGTCAGTGCGCCCCTCGGGGGGGTCGTCAGTGACACCCCGGTGGCGCACGTCACTGCTGGACTCGACGAGACGGGTGATGCTGGTCGTCTGCCGTCCCTCGACGAATCTTGGCTCACGCACCAGAACGCCATGGTCAGCCAACTCCACGAGCCACCGCTTCACGCTGGCTCGTGAGCCAAGAGCCTGCGCCAGCGTCTCGTTCGACGGCCAGCAGACGCCATCGTCGTCTGCGTAGGTGCACAGCAGGGAGTACAGCGCCTTGGCTGAGGTGCTGATGTTCGGGTCGCGGAGCACGTCGGCGCTCACGGTGCCGAAGGCACGTCGCAGGCGCGTCATGAACGTGCCGTTTCGTGCGTTCCCGTACCGTCTGATGCGCTGTAGTCTGTGACCACGGCGATACTCCAATCTCTCGCCGTCAGCCTCCCGGCCGGTTCGCGCCACCGGGGGGCTTCTATGTTCCGGAACCTACGGATGCCCTACCCTTGTGTCAAGGGCATGGGCTGACTCGCTCATTCGGTTGCTCCGATAGCCCGCGACGGACCCCGGTTTTGGTGATGCTTGCACCGGGGTCCGTCGCATCTCACTCAGCCTCGGCGTCCTCACGGAACAGGTCCGCCAGATGCGGATACGCAGCCAACAGGTCACGCATCTCCGTCTCCGCCTTCTGTTCCGGGGTCGGACGCGGCGACCACTCCACCCCCAGCGCGGCAGCACGTTCGGCGTAGTAGCCGTTGAACTCGTCGGTGTGCTTGTTCCGCAGCATCGCGTTCGCCTGCCCGTACGCCTTGGACAGCAGCCGTTCCCGGTCCTGCTGACCGGTCTGGTCGTTCTTCTTCGCTGACATGGATGACGCCTTCCTGTGAGATTTACTGAGTAAAGTTGGGTAGGTGTGGCAGATGTGTCAGAAGGGGGGTTCCTCCGGCTGGTCGCCCCGACCCCACGGATCATCGTCATCACGACCAGACGACCGCGACGCCTTCTGCCCATGCGGAATCTGCCGGAACTGCATCGACGCAGACACCGTGTCGGCGATCATGGCGATCTTGCTGCGCTTCTCGCCGTCCTGGGTCTCCCACGACTCGGTGCGAATCTTCCCCGTCACCACCAACAGGTCACCCTTCACCACCGACTCCGCCACGTTCTCCGCCAACTGCTTGAAACACGTACAGTCGATCCACAACGTGTCCGCATCCTCCCAGTCACCGGCCTCGTTCTTCCGCCGATCCGACGCCACCAGCCGCAACCGGCCCACCGCAACCCCGCTGCTGGCGAACCGCAACTCCGGATCAGCCACCGCCCGACACTCCACCGTGATCCTCGGCAACGGCATCTACTTCCCCTTCTTCCTGCTCGTGTTGTTGCTCGACTTCGGGTTGTACCGCATGAACAGCGTGCACATCCGAACCGGCGCCCTGGTGTTGTTGCGTGTCCTGGTCTCGAATCCGTCGTCCGGACGCAGCGCCTTCACGCTGCCCTGCCGAACCGCATTCGCCACACTGGTCCGGTCCCAGTCGAAAATCTTCGCCCACTCGCCAGGACGCGACCGCAGTTGCTCCGCAATCGACTCCCAGTCGTAGATGACCTCCTTGCTCGACGGCTGCTCCCATCCCGCCACCCGCGAGACGTAGCGCCAATCCTCAGCCATGCTGCTCCTTCCCGGTGCGTAGACCGGGAGGCGCAGGTCTCGGTCTACTACGCCCCCCGGCGATGGGAAGATGCCCGGCCCGTTGTCTTCCCCACCGGACCGGGCACCTCGCTTGTCAGCCGATCAGTCCGTCGATCCGCTCCATCAGCGTCGACAGGTCGTGCCGGATCGAGGCCAGTTCGTCCGCCTCCGACTCCGACAGCGACGCGCCGTTGCCGCCGACCGCAACAACCGGGGGAGCCGTCAGACCCGCCTCGGTCAGCACCAGCCGCACGTCCTGGCTGCTGTAGCCGCCGTCCACAGCGGCTGCCACGATGTCGCTGAAGATGGCCTGCTCACGCCGCACCAGGGCAGCGATGACGGGCTCTGCGTACGACAGGTACGAGCCCTGACCACGAGCGGTCAAAGCGTCGGCCACGGTTTCTTGGATGCTTGCCATTGTTCGGTTGCTCCTTGATTGGTTGGGTTGGATTTACTGCGTAAACCAGACGAGCCCAGGCTTCCACCTAGACACGTCTAGTTTAGCAGATGAGGCATGTTGGGTAAACAGGCCCCACGTCTAAGAGGTGTCAGGCCGCGTCCCCGTAGTCGCGCAGCATCTTGTTGTGCACCCGCCGGGTGTGCATCCCCAGTCCGGCCCGGCCATGCCCACCACCGACACACCCAGGCTCCGGACACGTCATCCACACGTTCACGGTGGTACCCGTCTTCGGACCAGGCTTGCCCTTCGCCACCGGAGCCCCACGGTCCATCAGCACCCGCACCCGCTGGATCAACTGGTCGTCGACCTCACACAAGTCCAGCACCACCGGAGCCGACCCGTCCAAACTCAACGTCCGCTCCACCGTCGACCTGACCGGCTGCTCATGTTCGCCATCGCACCATCCGATGACCTGTACCTGCTTACTCATCTGCTGCCTTTCCGCGCACACTGGCGCTTACCACGATGCGGCCACCTTGACCGACACCTTCAACCACCATCACGACGACACGTCACCCAGGCATCTGCGTGACGTTCACTCCCGTGATGGAGACCCTGAAAATCGCCGCCATCCCGTCCTTGTCGATCCGGCCCAGCGACCTGCCTTCGTCGTCCAGCATCCGGTACCGCTTCGCCGCATCCGACGAATAGTCCGGTCGCCAGCCACGCACCATGTAGCCCCGCTGGTTGAACGTCGCCCGTCGCGCCACCCCGCACTCGCGGGTGCACAACTGGCTCACCTCATACCAGCCCTCGCCCATCGTCACCACCGTCATGCCGTGCCGCAGCGACGGCCACGCATGGAACCGGTTGAACCGGCAGGCCAGTTGACCCTCCGACCAGCCCGCAGCCTTCTCGGCGACAGTGCGTGGGTCGGCCCAGTGCACAGTCATCGTTGCTCCTTTCCGTTGACTGCGTAAAAGGCCAGGGCGGGGCGGAAAGGCATCCCGGCCAAACACCCCGCCCTGGCGGCCCATCAGTCCGCGCACCCGACCTGGTAGTCGAACGAGTCGACTTCGCCAGCCTCCGGCAGATACTCCCGCGCCGTGTCCCGGTCATAGTCCTCACACAGACAGCCGATCCCGTCGGCTTCCAGCGAAACCACCCGGCGCCACGACACCTCCGTCCCAGCGCCGATCTCCTCGATCTCGAAGTCGTCGGCCAGCACCCGCCGAACCTGTCGCCGGTCATGGGTCAGAATCGAGACCCCGGTGATCGTCATCGTGGACCGGTGGGTGACCGGCCGGGCAACCCCGTAGTCGTCCAGCAGTCGGTTCACCCGGTCCGCATCATCAGGACTCAGGTCATCGAGAACGCTGTGAACGTCGGCCACGAACCTGTCCGGGAACGGCTGCACTGCTGCCAGCCTGCGAGCCAGGTCGAACACCACCCGCTGCCACGGCTGCACATCCACACCAGGGACCGGCTGCCAGCCCTGACTGGTGGCCAGCGAAGTCGCCGGGACCCAGTGGAACGTCATCGGATGGTCCGGGCCGTTGTACTGGCCCACCTGCCAGCGGGTCGGATCGTCCGGGTCGATCGCCAGCAGCACCCGCAGATACGGGTCGTACTGCTTCCACCACTGACCAGGTTCCGGAACCTCGCCCACCATCGAGAACACCTGTCCGGCATCGACGGCACCGATGAACATCTCATCGGTCAGTACTGTCGACCCGTCCGACCAGCCGCCGTCGACCCGCTTCCACATCTTCACCCCGGCCGGAGAACCTGAAGTCACCCGAATCTCGGTGTCCAGCCGATGCTCGCGCAGCGCCTCCATCGTCGCCACCGTGCTCATGACTGACTCTCGGTCCAGTAGGTGCGGTTGCTTTGTGCGCACTGCTTGTCCGCGAGGACAGCCACGTCCGAGTCATGGATGGTGATGAACACCCGCTCGTCGGTAACGTCGTCATCGACGTACGGCACCGCCCAGAAGATGACGTTGCCGATCTGAGCGAACTGCTCATCGGTGAGTGGACCGGTCACCGTGTAGGTGACCGTCTTGGTCTGATCCATCGGTTGCTCCTTTACTCCGTAAACCCTTGCTCTCTACGCAGCCGCTCCATCAGGGCTGCGTAGTTGGCCTGAATCATCGACAGCGCCTCCGGCGACGGCTCGGTACCAAGACCTGCCTCCGCGATCACCGCCGCCACAATCTCCGGGAACAGTCCGTACTGCACCCCGGCCAGACGGAACAGGTCCGCCATGATGTCCTCCCGCTCGACCAGCGCAGCCTGCAACTCGTCCAGCATCGGCGGAGGGAACATCCGATCCGGATACTTGCTGTGCCAGGAATGGATGACCTCACGCAGCGACGGCGGCCGAGGCATCTCCATCTGAAACGACGCCGTGGTCACGTCGTCACCTGTGCCCACATCGCCGCATCGGTGGCCTCGACCCCGACGTACTCCCTGACCGCCGGGTACGCCGATGCTGCCGCCAGTGCCAACGTCGCATGAACCTGCGCTTTGGCGATCAGTCGATCCACCACCTCGATCGCCGTGTCTTGCCCCATCGCCTGCTCGGCTAACTTCTCTGCCAACACGAAGTGTTCAGGACCGCTCATCGAGCACCTCCCGGCTGATCCCGGCCTCCGCCACGATGGCGTCATAGGTGGGGCACCATTCATGTTCGGACTTCAAGTTCATGCCGACCTCGTACGCGGTGCGCTTGAACGCCCTGATCGCCTCCGCGTCCTTCGCGGTCGGAGTCTCCGTCACCCACGGCGCAGGCTGCCTGCTGCCGTTCATCTCGACCACCCACACCGCCTGCTGGACCACCAGCGCGCCGTTCCCGCCGAGAACATGCCGCCACCCGTTGTTCACCTTGCAGAACACGCCGAACGACCACCAGTTCTCCGGGTCGCCCTTCATCACGATGCTCCCGTCCGGGAGACTGTTGCGCATCGTGTACGACCTGATCTGCATGCCCGGTCCGATGGGGTAGTCGTCTTGGTGGTAGCCCATGTCGGAGAGCGCATCGACAACCTCATCGAAGGACACACTGTGGCGTTCCGCACCGGTGAAACAGATGTCGGCGTACCGCCACTGGTACTGCGCCAGCGTCTCCGGCGGAACGACGACAGGAAGGAAGTTGACCCGCCACCGTCCGGCGTCCTCTCCCTCGCCCTGACCGATGGTCGAGAAAAAACTGTCGTCACTGTCCCGCCAGCCCTCAGCGGTCCGAGTCCACAGCACATCCTCCTCCTCGTCGTAGACGAGGGCACCGACCGGCATCTCCCGTAACAGTTGTTCGGCGGTAGCGAACTCGCCGACATTCGGGATGCTCATTTCGTGGTTGCTCCTTTACTCCGTAAACCTGTGATTCGACTGGCGCACGATTGCGTCAGCCATGTAGACGGTGCGCCAACACAAGGCACACGTGACCTCGGGCGGCTTGTTCGACCAGTGCCGAGGGTCCTTCAGTCCGCAGGCGGCAGTCCGCCGAGACCGCCACCGGCGACCCGGAAGATGCACCTTTCCAGCGGCCGGTGTCATAGGTCATCAGGCCAGGTGTCCACCAGTGCCTTGACCCGGCGCATCGAGTGCTGCATCTTCTCGATCGTGTTCGCGTCGCCGATCATCTGCGCCTCCACCAGAAAGTCAGCCAGATGGTCCTCCACGAACCCGAACACGTCGTCGTCGGTGAGCGCGTCCACCTGCTGTCTGGTGAACAGGTGGATGACCTCGCCCATCACTTGCTCCTTTGCTCGTAGTGCCGGATCAGATGGTTGGCCCGGCAGGCCGTGCAGTTGATGAGGTCCGGGTCGGCAGCCCGATGCCTGCACGACGGGGCAAGCAGCCCGAGCAGGTCAACCGCCTCCCGCAGCATCCGGGTGGTCTCGGTCTCACCCTGCTTCTCGGTGGCCCGCCCGTTGACGTGCCGGGATGCCACATAGATGGCACACCGTTTACGCCGTAAAGTCAGCCGGACGATCCGGCCCGTCTTGTGCAGCCCGGACAGTGCGCCGGACGCCTGTCCGTGATGCCAGCCTTGGATGCGGGCCAACTCCTGCCAGGTCAGGCCCATCGGCCCAGCCTGGTCGAGTGCCACCAGTGTCTCCCGCTGCCGCAGCGCGGTCACCCCGCCGTTGTCTTCACTGCGCGCCCGGTCCTCACTGGACCCGCCTTTGATGAAGCCAGAGTTCGGGTCGCGTTCCCCGCCGTACGGGAAAGACCCCTGTACTACCTCACCCACTGTGCTGCTCCTTCCGTTGATGTTTCCCGAGCCATGCCGCTGCGCTGAACAGCAGACGGCTGGCATCTTTCAGGTTGATCGCCGCCTCCCACTGTTCCTTGCTGCCACCGGCAATCTCCGCCTCGTACCCACGTGCCAGTGAGTCGAGGGCGTCGGACAGACGGCGCAGCCGGTACGGGTCCAGCACCACTTCGGGTGGGAACCGGCCAGCCAGGTCGAGTTCTGTTTCGACGGCTTGCAGTTTCGTGGCCAGATCGGCCAGCGACACGATGTGGATGTCAGCGAAGTCGGTCTCGGACATGGCTGCGATCCGTCGTGCCTGTTTCAGTACGTCCCTGGCGAATGCTGCGCGCAGGACATTGAACCGTTCCATCGGGATGCCTTTCTTTACTGAGTAAACCGGCCAAGCCACCACCTGACCTGTACGGGGGCTGTGAGCCTGGTGGTGGCTTGGAATACTTCCCATCTTACCACACCTGCCACACTAATGACAGAGGGCAGACGGATAGGAGCGACAGTCGCCCTCCCTGCGTCCCGGCAAGTGACCGGGACGCAGAGGCTACGACCGTAGCGTCCGGCGACAGAGGAAAGGCATCCCAACCGACCCTGCCGCCGGAGTCATCGGCGCCGCACCGAGTTGTACACCCGGTGCGCCTCCGTACAGTCTGCACACCGGCAGCCCCAGTTGGAGTAGGTCGACTCGGTGCCATGCTCAGCCGGGGCGTCCCGCGCCAGCGTCGAGGCGGCTGAGGAGGCTTCTCCGTTCAGCCGTGCTCGCCGGTTCGCCCGCTGTCGCTGGCACTCGTCTCGCCAGGCGTTCCTGCACCGCTGACACCGGCACTTGTGGTTCGTGTACCCGCCGGAGGTGCCATGCCAACGCTCACTCACTGGTCCAGTCTCCCTCCGGCAACGGCACCTCTGTCGTGCCCGGCGTGTCGACGAACGTGACCGACTCCACGATCTTCTCCAACGCATCAGCGATCCGCTCGCTGTTCTGTGCGATCGCGGCGATATCGTGGTACATCTTCACTTCGAACCCGGTAGGCATAGCCGCTCCTTTCCTGCGTACATCAACGCTTCCTCCTGATGGTCGGACCGTCGTAAGAAGTCGACTTCGGCGTGGTGAACAGGTCATCACCCAGTCGCAGGTCCAGCGGCGACATCCACCGGTCCTCCACGTACACGGCTTTGTAGACGGCACCGTTCCTGCGTTCGGTGACCCTCCACACCTCTCGCAGCACCTCGATGTCGTCGATCACGACCCCACCTGCTCGGCCACGATGTAGGCCACCTGTGCCTCGGTGAGCAGGTTGAAGCGTTCCGGGTAGAGGGACTTCATCAACCGGCACGCCGACTGCGCCACGTCCGGCGTGATATTGGCGGCGAGGAACGCCATCAACATCACCTGGTCGTGCAGGCTCACCGGCTCCTTGCCGTCGAGCATCATGTCCATGCCTGCCTGCACCATCTCGTTTGGGCTCTTCATCTTCATCTCGGGATACCTTTCGTTTTACGGAGTAAACGGACCGGCATCAGTGCCAGTCCTCGCTCGTGCGGCAGGCACAGTCGTCCGCGTGGTAGGCCAGTGAAGGCCGGGCTGGGTCGCCCACGTAGGTGTGCCCGTCGATCCCGACCCAGCGGTCACGGCGCTCCGGCACCGGCAGATCGTCAGGTCCACAGGCGCACTGACTCCGGAACTGGGTGCCACAGTCCTCACACCACATGCCCGTCACTGCATCGGCTCGATCAGGACAAGTTGCTTGTCGATCCAGTGCACGGCCCGCCACCCGCCGTCACGGTTCTGCGCGATGTGGCGACGAGCGCCGTCCCAGGTGCCACGGGCGTAGTCCATCCAGCGGGCAGGCTCGTCGGGGCGAGACAGGTCGGTCCGCCACACCTGCACCAGCACGGTTTCGCTGTGCCAGGCCGGGCATCCGGCGAAGCAGTCCTCACCGGGATGCAGGTTGATGTGCCAGTTCGGGTCTGCGTCCGCGATGGTGTGGAACTCCAACTCTGGTTCGTCACTCATCTCCGGCCTCCTTTACGGCGCAAAGCGCCGTCGTGATGAGCACCGTGACCTTGATCGTGTCCGGCTCAGAGTCGGAGCCGTCGACAGTCTCGATCCGCAGATGCGTCCGACCCAGGTCCAGTTGCAGTGGGCAGCCGTACTGGTCGACGTAGGACCAGAGGGCGCGGGCTTGACCTGCGGGGGAGATGAACAGAAGGAGTTTCTGGTCGTTCAGCGCCGCCAGCAGGTCCGCCGGGGACAGGTCGGGTCCGGTGACAGCGATCGTGTGCATGTACCGGGCGGGGGTGCCACGTTCCACCGTCGGGTGGATGTGGGTGAGGATGTTTTCCATCGGGATACCTTTCATGGTCGTGTTCCTTTCATTTGCACTCGGGACAGGTGCAGTCGGCGAGATGGGTCATGCCTTTGGCCGCACGTGCGCGACCCCAGGCGGATAGAGTGGGTGGTCTGGCTCGGTCGGGCCATTCGACGGTGCCGTCGGACAGCCACGCCACGAACAGGTGCGAGTAGCGGCCCGTCCCCCACGGTTTCGGCTGCGAGGTGAGCGCGGCGATCGCGGCCCGTGGCACCTGGTGGTCTTTACGCAGTAAAGCCAGGTAGGTCTGGTGCACGGCGTCTTCGGCGACCGACAGTTCGACGCCGCCTCTGATCTTTCTCACATGTACTCCTCGATGTCGTCGTCGCCGATCAGGTCGAATGCATCCTCGAAGTCACCGGCCCGGATCGCTGCCCGGATCGCGGCCTTGCGGACCTTCTCCGCCTTGGCGACGATCGCGGCAGCCTCCGGACCGAGCACGATCGGCACAGCGGAGGCGAACCGGTAGCCCACCGCCTCAGCGTGCGGCTGGCCGTACTCACGTTCGTGGATCGGACAGCAGTTGGCCCACGCACCAGGCATCGAGTGGACGGGGATGTCGCACACGGCAGGCTCGTCGGGAACCGACAGCAGCAGACGGCAGATGTCGCAGGGTGCGGTCTTGGTGATGGTCTTCACTGGCCGCACCCTGCACCGAGGCTGCCGTGCTCGCACGGGTAGTTGCCGGGGACGCAGCCGCACCAGCAGGCCGGGTCACCGCAGCCACAGGTTGCTGGCTTGCGGTTGACGCCGTAAAGGTGGTCGCTGGCCCGCTCCACCATCTCGTTGACGACGTGGTAGTCCTTCGCGTCGAGCGCCTGCAACGCGGTGGTCAGCAGGTCCATCGCCCGGCGGTTGGCTCGCTTGTACTTGGCGAGTTTGGCTTCGAGGTCTGCGATCTGTTTGTACAGACCTTGTGGTGCTGGTTGCTTCATGGCGGGATGCCTTTCTTTACGGAGTAAATCGGTTCGGTTCGATGGCCTACCTCAACCATCGAATACTACTATTCTATCATAGTTTGGGTGCTATTGGAATACTTTGACCGAATAGCACGTGCATGGCTGACCGGATTGGATGACTGGTCCCAGGTTGGATGAGCGCGGCCACGTTGGATGACCGGCCGCAACCGAGCGACTCGGGTAGGCTGCGCGGTCGCGGGTGGACGGGGGGATCGGCTGGCGTGAGCCGTTCAGCCGGTTCTACGCGCGTAAAAACCCCCGCTCCGCCGGTGCGGGCAGAGCGGGGGTTTTGTCGGCTACAGGTAGACCTGCTGCCCGTCCGGGCACATCTTCACCAGTGGTGGGCTGGTGAGGATGGCGCATTCCGGGTCGTGCCGTGACCAGACCACCCGTGACCCGTGGTAGGAGCGGGTCGGGTCCGACGGCCACAGGTAGTGCACCGTGTCGTGGCTGTCGACCCAGTACGACAGACCGTGCCGGTTGCCGTCGACATAGCCGAGCCACAGACAGCGGCCCTGATCCGACCCGTCCTCGTACCGGCAGTGCGGCAGCCGGTGAGCACGCAGCACCGCATGCGGTCCGACGACGATGCCTGAGTTGACGGTCCAGCCGTGGCGTCGGCACCAGTCCGCACCAGCGGAGGTGGGTGCCTGCCAGGCTTCAGCACAGCCACCGTAGGGTTTTACGGAGTAAACCTCCGCTTTGGCGGCGAGGCTGCCGAACAGGATCGTCCCGGCGATACAGGTTCCGGCCGCGATCGCGGCCACCAGCCGCCTCACGCCTCGACCCCGAACGGTGCCACCCGGTCCACGGTCCAGCCGCGTGACCGGTAGGCGTCGATGACCTCGACGGTCGCCTCCGGGGTACAGGTGACGATCATGGTCGCGCCATGCAACGTCACAGTGATGTCGATCATGCGGGATGCCTTTCACTTTTTACGCCGTAAAACCGTACGGCAACGGTGGCACGTCACGCTGACGGACCACGGCTCAGGGCCGGAGGATGGTCCCTCCGGCCCTGACCGTGACCGGTCAGGATGCGGCCGACTCCGCGAGCGCCTCAGCCTCAGCCTTCGCGGCAACCTCGACGTGGTGGTCCTCCACGGCGTCGATCATCTTGTGGATCGCAGCCTGGACGGTCTGCCACTCGGCGTAGTCCATCGTTTTGCCCTTCTCGCCGATGGTCTCCACCAGCGCGAGAGCAACCTGCTTGGCGGTCTTGCGCGTGCCCGGCCCACCGTTGTCAGCGGCGACCTTGTTGCCCTTCTCGTCGACGAACTTGCGAACCTCCGCCTCGATGTCGGCAGCGGTCGAGGTGTCGTCTGCGAGCAGCGCGGCAATCTCCTTCTTGTTCGCCAGCGTGGAACCGTTCAGGTCCCGCATGAACAGGTCGGAGTCCTCGTCGATGCCCTTGACGAACAAGGCCAGCGAGAGGTTCTTCCACTTCGTCACGGTCGAAGCGCTGACCTTGTAGTCCAGCGCCATCGCACCCTTGGAGTCGTACTGCGACTCCGCGTCGGGTCCGTAGTTCAAATGGTACGCGAGCGCACCGGACTTGCCGGTCTGCTTGCGTGCCTTGTCCTCACTGCGCACGGCACTGCGCACCGTGGTACGAAGCGCCAGGTTGGCAGCCTTGACGGCAGCCTTCCGCTCCGCCTCGTCAGTGATGGCGAGCGCAGCGAGAACGTCGGATGTGGTGATGCTTGCCTTAGCCATGATGTGTCTACCTTCCGGGGGTATCCCCCGATCTGCCATCCCGCCTTGTGCGGGATGGTCACGGCGTGCCGGTCGTTTTACGGCGTAAAGCGACCAGCCACCGTGATTCGGCTAGTCCACAGTGTGCGAGGCAAGCGCAATCCCTTGTGTGTCCACTGTTCAATTCGAGCGAGGCAACGGCAACCGTCGGTCCTATCACAGCCACAGCCGACGATCCTCAGCGAAAAAGACCTACACGACGCCATGACTGGCCACGCGACACCACACACCCTTACAGGTTGCGACGTCCCGGAGGACCGGGGGCCGTGGTGACAGGGAGAACATTGCCGTACCTGCCTCACTAAGTCAACCCCTAGGGCAAACTGCCAGGTCACACCGCGTGTCGTGATCCCAGCCGGGCTTTACTCAGTAAAGGACACCCCACCCCAAAGACTCCCAAAACGGACGGGGGGCCTTCGCGCTATGGTTTTTGGTGGGTGGGTGTGGTTGCCGTGGGGTTGTGTCGAACGGTATGGTGGTGGATTCCGTCGAACGGAAGGGGCATATGTGGTGGGTCGTCCCGTGTCGGTGCCTGGTGGGAGACCTGTTCGGGTCGCTGTGCGGTTGTCGGTGATGGAGGCGCAGAGGTTGGATCAGGTGCGGGGGAGCCTGTCGCGGGGGGCGTGGTTGCGATATCAGATTCACCGATCACGTGATATCACCGGCCCGAAGTGATATCACCTCGTGATATCACCGGCAGTGATATCGTTTCTGATATGAGTACCCAGGTTGCCATCCGGTTCCCCGACGACCTCGTAGCCGCCATCGACGCCCGAGCCAAGCAAGTGGGACTGTCCCGCAACGAATGGATCGTGCGATGCTGCGGATGGCTCGTCGACAACGCGCCCCTCGCCAACACTCCCGAGGCCACCGACCCAAAAGTGAAGATGCGAATCCTCGCCGAAGCCACCACCCACGTCGAACATCACTGATCGTGCAAGGCAACGTGGTCACCGCTGCTACCGCCGTCGTCTTCGCACAACGTGCCCGAGGTGAACGCACCTTCACCCCGGCATCGGAACGGAAGCCATGAGTGAGGTCCACGTCACCGCCATCCCCACCCGGAACCCTGACGGCTACGTCATCGAATGCTGTGTCTGCGGACCACTCGCACCCGTGGCAGGAGACGACCACGACGCTGCCCGAGCCTGTGTCGACCACCTGATGGCCCACGGGGTCCCCATCCCACCCGGATACGGGGTGCACATCCGATGATCCGGCAACTCACCTGCTGCGACAAAAAAGCCGGACAACACGCTAAGAACGCCGTAAAAGAGGCAAGCAAGGCTTCTCGGGCAGCATCGAAGGCAGCCCGCAGCAAAGCCCTCAACGACGCCCTCGCCCTCGTCGCTGCCGGAAAAGTCCGGCCCCGCCGCCCCCACCACAAACCCACCCCCACCAAACCCCGACCCGAACACTGCCACGGCTGCCCGCAGAAGACCAAAACCCATGCCGTGCGATAAATGCGCCCCCAAGAAAGGTCGCGGCAAAGCCGCCGCAGCAGCAGCCCGGGCCGCATCGGCAAAAGCCAGTGCAGCCGCAAGGAAAGCCGCCCACGGCTGCCCACCCGGTGGCTGCAAGAAAGCGAAGAAGAAAAACGCCCACAAGCACAAGGCGAAAGCCAGCAAAGCAAAACCCTGCCGATGCGGGAAAGCCGCTGGAAAAAATCCTGGAAGACACTGAGAAGACATTCGAATGGACATGATCCGCTCCGGGCTCGTCACCTACCATCCGGCGCTGGCCGACCTGATGGTCGACATCGACAGCGTGCGCCAGCATCCGCTCAACGCCAACAACGGCGACACCGACGCCATCGCCGCCTCCATCGAGACCAACGGCATGTACCGGCCCATCACCGTCCAGGCATCCACCGGCCACATCCTGCTCGGCAACCACGTGTGGGAAGCCTGCCAGGCCCTCGGTGCCGAGACGATCCCGGTCGTGACAGTTGAAGTCGACGACATCCATGCGCTGCGCATTCTGATGGCCGACAACAAGATCGCTGCACTGGCCCTGATGGACCCCAGCCAGGAACTCGCCAACCTCGAACAGATCGAACAGGTCGACTCCCTGCTCGGCACCGGCTACGTCGAAGCCGACCTCGAAGCACTCCGCAGACTCGCCGAGACCCCGCTCACCCCGGTCGATGTCGACACACCCTGGCCCACCATCTGCGTCCAAGTCTCCCCCGAGACCGAACAGACCTACCGCAGTCTCACCGCAGCCGCTGGGGGAGACCGGGAGCGGTTCGAGATGTTGCTGAGACTCGCCGGAGGCTAGCATCTCGATAGTCCGCACATGACGGAGAACACGATGGCTCACGCCCAAGACCCCACCGACCCCACCGGCGTCTCCAACACCTACCGGGGCACCCGAGGTCACATCAACCCCGAGAACGCCACTCGGGCCCGACAGCGCAAAACCCATGCCGCCATCGCCATGCGACTCGGTGGCGGCACCTGGGCCGAGATCGCCCTCACCCTCGGCTACCCCACCCCGCGAGCCGCCTGCGTCGCCGTCGAACGCAGCCTGGAGAAAGAACTCGACACCGCCGACCGGGAACATCTGCGCCGGTTGGCCGGAGCCCGGCTGGACCGGCTGCTGCGCAGCGTGTGGCCGAAAGCGGTCGACGAGAACAGCCCCGAACAGATGGTGGCGGTCTCCCGGGCTCGTGACCTGGTGGCCGACCACCGCAAACTGTTCGGCCTGGACGCCCCCACCGAAGTCGTCGTCCACAACCCCACCCAGGCCGAGATCGAAGCCTGGGTCGCCACCGTCGTGTCCGTTCAGCCCTACGTCGCCGAACACGACATCATCGACGGCGAGGTGGTCGAGACCCATGCCCTTCCGACTCGCTGAGCACTACCCGGCGCCACGGGCGAAGATGCAGTTCATCACGTCCGCCGAAATGCCCTATCTGTGCTATCAGGCCCGGCTCGCCACCGGCTACGACTCCACCACCAAGTACATCCAGCATGTGCTGTGCGCGGCACTGGCCCGCGACCTCGGGCTCGACGAGACCGCCCTCACCTCTCGGCTGCCACCGGGCCGAGGCATCGACCGGAGCCGACCTCTGCCGCTGCGCAGCGGAAGGGTCGAGGAAGAAGTCCGAGAATGATCGGGGGTCAACTGGGTACACTTGCCGCATGGCGAAGGTCCGATGGACGACCCGGTGCGCTGGCGGCTGCGGCGACACGCTGCGGGTCGGCACCCACGCCACCCGGCTCCACGGAGGGTGGTTCTGCTCGTCCTGCTTCGCAGCGCACAAGCCGACCTGCCTGGTGTTCAGGGAACAGCAGAAGCGGTATGGCGGCTCGTATGTGCAAGGAGATACCGCTGAGTCGGGGCCTGGTGGCTCTGGTGGACGACGCAGACTACGAGCCGCTGACGACCGGACACAAGTGGTTCGCCAGCCCACACCGGAACACGTTCTACGCCAAACGGATGACGACCAGCCCGAGTGGGAACCGGAGTACCGAGTACCTGCACCGGCTGCTTCTCCCTGACGCACCCCGGATCGACCACTGCAACGGCAACGGCCTGGACAACCAGCGGGCCAACCTTCGTGTCGCTACCGGCAGCCAGAACCAGATCAACCGAGGACTTGACCGCACCAACAGCACCGGTTTCAAGGGAATCTCCTTCCACCGCAAGACCGGACTCTGGCACGCCTGCCTGATCTGGCAGGGCGTCAAACGCAGCGGCCAGTACCATGCCACCCCCGAGGACGCTGCCCGCGCCTATGACGCCTTGGTCCGCCAGCACGCGGGCGAGTACGGCAGGTACAACTTTCCCCAGTCAGGCGAACGTGGTGTTCGCCATGCCTGATCGTCCACAAGCCGACCTGCCTGGTCTATCGGACTACCGGAACTGGAAGCCGGAGGCACAACAACGCGCCCTCGCCCTCCTCCGCGAGCATTCTGAGTCCACCTGGCAGCCCTTCTACTGCCCCAGCCCCGGCTGTGACGGACACCCGCACGACGACTGGGGATGGGAGCATGCCCGAGCCGACCAGCACCCCCCCGCTTGGAGCGATGGCTGGCTGACCTGGTTCATGACCGGTGGCCGAGGCTCCGGGAAGACTCGTACCGGCTCCGAGGTCACCCACCGGGTCACCAGGAAAGTCGGCTGGATCGGACTGGTCGCCGCCACCGGACCCGACCTGCGAGAGATCATGGTGGAAGGAGAATCCGGCATCCTCGCCACCGCCAGACCCGGTGAACGACCACTGTGGGAGCCGTCGAGGAAGAAACTCACCTGGCCCAACGGCGCCATCGGGCAAGGCTTCTCCGCCGAAGAACCGGACCGGCTGCGTGGTCCCCAGCACGGGTTCGTCTGGGCCGACGAGCCCGCTCACTGGCCGCTGGTGGTCGAATGCTGGGACAACATCAGTTTCGGGCTGCGCATCGGCAGCCACCCCAAGATCGTCGCCACCTCCACCCCACTGCCGACCAAATGGGTGAAGAAGACGCTGAACGAGCCCACCACCATCCGCACCCGCGTCTCCACCTATGCCAACCTCACCAACCTGGCCCCGCCGTTCGCCGAACTGATCCTGGCTCGCTACGAAGGCACCCGCACCGGCAAACAGGAGTTGCACGGCGAAGTCCTCGAAGATGTCGAAGGAGCCCTGTGGACCTGGGACATGTTCGAGTGGGTCGAGAGCCCCCCGCCACTGCAACGAATCGTGGTGGGTGTCGACCCGGCCGGAAGCAAGAACAAGTCGTCGGACGAGACCGGCATCATCACCGTCGGCATCGGTACCGACCGATGTCTGTACGTGCTCGACGACGGCTCCGGCCGGTACACTCCGGCAGGCTGGGCCGCGAAGGCGAACAGCCTGTACGAAGACACCTCCGCCGACTGCATCGTCGCAGAGAAGAACTACGGCGGCGACATGGTGCGGCACACGCTGGAAACCTCCGGCCACACCGGGGGGAGGATCAAACTCGTCACCTCCCGGCGCGGCAAGGAGATCAGGGCCGAGCCGATCGTCGCGCTGTATGAGAAGCACCGGGTCAAGCATGTCGGCGAACGCGGTGACCTGTCGGTGCTGGAAGAGGAACTCTGTCTGGTCGCCGGAACCATGATCGAGACTCGGCGGGGGCACGTCCCGATCGAACAAGTCCGAGCCGGAGACGAGGTGTTGACCAGGACCGGGTTCGCCCCGGTCGAGTGGGCCGGGCAGACAAAACGGGAGAGCACGCTCACCCTTGTCACCCATGAGGCAGGGTGTGTACTTTCGACGGTATGGCACCGAGTGTGGACTGCGAACCGAGGGTTTGTGCCTGCCTGGAATGTGCAGCCTACGGACCGCCTCGTCGTAAGGCCCAGCCCGGCAAGTACGGCCCACCTGTTGCCTGGCGCGGTCACTGGTACTCCCGGATGGGCGAGGGCGGCTACTTCCGGCATGCCAGAGGTGCCCTCCTCCACCGGCTCATCTGGGCAGCCCACCACGGACCCATCCCGCCGGGCATGGTCGTCCATCACCGCGACGAGAACAAGGCCAACAATGACCCCGCCAACCTGGAACTCCTCACCGACGCCGAGCACAAGTCCCTGCACGGACCTGAGCGTGGTGGCTTCGTGGACTGGTCCACCGAGCGACGATCCGAGAACGGTCGTGCAAGTTGGGTCAGTCGAGAGCCCCGTGTATTCGTGTGTCAGCGATGCGGTGCGTCCTTTGAGTCGACGTGCACCCGCGCTCGCTGGTGTTCGCGCAAGTGTGGACGACTGGCTCGCGGCGACTGAGGTGCCGGTCTACGACATCAAGGTCGCTGACCGCTACCTCCCGGAGTTCTTCGCCAACGGGGTGCTGGTCCACAACACCACCTGGGTGCCCGGCCGGTCCGACTCCCCCAACCGACTCGACGCCCTCGTGCACGCAGCCACCGAACTGGCCCGGCATGCGATGCCAGCCGCCATCGCCGTTCCCACTCAGACCGATCGCACTGTACCGGTACCAAGACATCTACGTGCCGTCTGATTTACGGAGTAAACCAATGCGCCTGTTCTTCCTGGTCCGTGACGAGGACCCGACCGGCATCTCCGGCACCGGCACCGTCGCCGAAGGGGTCGAGTTCACCGACGGCACCGTCGCCTGCCGCTGGATCGGCCCCATCGAGCATCCGTGGGGAACTGTGTACCCGACCACCGTGCTGCACCCCGACATCGAGAACGTGACCAGCCTGCACGGCCACAACGGGTCCACCCGGATCGTGTGGACCGACGGTGACTGACTTCCAGTGGGTCGCCGCCGTCGCTGTTGCCGTCGCCTCCATCGCTCGCACCGCCCGTCTGCTCATCCACGACTCGCTGCCACCGATGGTGTGGCTGCGGAGCAGGATCGTAGCCAGGTACAAGGCCGACTCGGACTGGGCCACCCTGTGGGAGTGCCAATACTGCATGACGCCGTACCTGGCAGCCGGGATGGGGCTGTGGATGTGGGTCTCGGACCTGAACACGGTCTGGTGGGTTGTCAACGGCGGCTGGGCTGCTTCCTACGCTGCCGCGATCGTCGTCTCGTACGATCAGCCCGAGTAGCACAGGCGTGACTCGCACACCGCCACGGGTCTACCGTGCTGGTAGTCGACAGGAGCAGTGATGCCTCGGCAACGTGTCGTCAAGTCCCGTGAGGTCGTCATCCCCACGCATTCCCTGGTGGCGTCCTCCACCCGATACCCCGGCAAAGCCGCCCGCATCTACGTGCCCCGGGCAGACTGGCAGGCCGAATGCTACCGGCACTACTCGATCTGCGGTGAAGCCCGGTTCGCGGCCCGGTTTTTCGGCCATGCCTGCTCCCGTGCCACCTTCGGGGTTGCTGAACTCGTCGGTGGCACCCTGGTGTCGGACACCACCGGCCCGGCCTGGGACCTGCTGCAAGCCCTGTTCGCCGGAAAAGACGGCCAGTCGCAGATGTCGGATGCGATCGGCACCCATCTGACCGTGGCCGGAGAATGCTACCTGGTGGGTCGCCAGGTAGCAGGCGGCGACGTGTGGGAAGTCGTGTCGGTGATGGAGATGGTGGTCGCCGGGGACACCTGGCAGATCAACTACGGAAACGGGCTTCCGGCGGTCCCACTGGGTGCCGACGACGTGGTGATCCGGATTTGGACCCCGAACCCGGCCCGTCGAATCGAACCCGACTCGCCGTTCCGGGCGCTGTTGCCGGTACTCGGTGAGATCGAATGGCTGACCCGGCACGTGTTCGCACAGATCAGTTCCCG